TGTTGCTTAATTATTATATCCTCGTTGTTTTTAGCATCCGCATTTGAGTGTACGAAATTAACATTAATCCCAATAGATTTTAAATAACTATCAAATTCAACTTGATTAAAACTTTTATGTAATATTTGAGAATGATAGTTCAAAGGCCTTTTTAGTTCGTCATCAATTTTTTTTAATGCTACTTCCATCGATCCGTAATGCTCTAAATTTTGCCTAAGCTGGATTGAAAGTAATTTAGCGAATAATAAATTATCGTTTGCAATAGATTTATTTTGCTCATCGATGCTGTTTGAAATTAACTTCAATGCGTTAACATCCTCTTGATATACTTTGCTTCGCTTAAACACGTTGTAAATTCGCTTAAGTGCGTTATCTTCTCTCCAACTCATATTCGTAAAGGTATATGGTTATCTTTTGGCTTTTGTTCTTTTTCAATATAAGCTAGTGTTTGAAGTAAAGCGGATTTCCAATTTTTAATTTGTTTGTCGTTTCCATTTTTCCAACCATTAACTACCCACGCATCGTATTTGTGTTTTAATGCGGATATTTTTACGCTTGGTTCTTTTTCTTTTCCGTATGATAAAAACAAATCCCAAGTTGGTATATTAATATCTTCTTTTATCTTCTCTTCTCTTCTCTTATCTTCTCTTATGGCATCGTTTTCGCATTGCGAAATTAATGCGGTCGCATTGCGCTCGCTTAAATCCTTTTGTTTACGGCGTTTTATCCAACCATCTTTTGCATTTTTACTATTTTGTTTGCTAGTATCTTCAAATTCATTTAGTTGTTCAGATAAGAATTTTATAAAAATATTACCATCAATAACCTCTATTATTTTTTCATCGCAAAGCGAATTTAATGCGGTCGCATTGCCAGCGCATAACTTTTGAATTGCTAATTTTAAAGGTATATCTCCAAGCCTGGACCAATACATACTGCATAAGTCAATAAACAAACCTTTGTCTTCTCGTGATAACATTTGTATGTTTCCATTATCCCACTGGTTTGGTTCAAATTTAAAGTAAGGAAGTTCTTTAGCCATTGTCTACCTCACTTTCTAAAAATCCAATTTGCTTTTTTAATTCACGAACTAAACTAACCGCAGTTGCTTTGTCAAAACAAATCCAAGAACCTGGACAACTAAACATATCAATTCCGATATAAATATTATTTTTTGAATTTGCAAACAATACTAATTCGTGTTGCTCTGTTTCGCTTTCTTCAGTACCACTAAAAACAATTTTAACATTTGCCATAATATAACGGTTTAAAGATTACCGATAACTATTTAATTAAACAAAAAACTCCCATAAATCCACCGCTTCTGACTTCGGTTTCATTATAGGAGTTTATGTAAGTCCTTTAAGTTGGTATAATGTCAGAAGCCAACTATAACGCAAATATAAAAATAAATTCTAAATAATCAATCTAAATTTAATAAAATTTCTTCATTTGGATTTGGAATGTCAACGCCTAAAAATTCGGCGCTCCATTTCTGAACTTCCAAAACATATTCCATAAATTGAACTGTACTCATCTCGCTAGAACTAATTTTCTCCGATAGCACTTGGCCAGTATCAATATTTACAATCTCATTACTCGGAGCAAACAATGGAAGCAATATTCCGTAGTGAATTGAATCCGCACTCCTGAACTCTCCAGTAGCATCTTTTAAACCGCTTTGCACGATCGGAATAACAACGCCCCAATAAAATGCGTTTTGATTGTTAGATCGGCTCTTTTTAAGTTTCTCAATAGTAATCACAATGTTCTTACCCTCAAACTCTGCAATCGCTTGTTTAACTTGCTCTCGGTTGCGTTTAAGATTTCCGTTCTCTACGCTGGAAATTATTTTGTGTTTCATAAGTAAAAAATTACGCCCCGAATTAACGAGGCGTTTTTTAATTAAAATGGTAAATCATCTGTCTCCGGAACTTCGTGAAGTTCGATTGGTGTTTCTATTGGAGTTGATTCCTTTAGGTTTCCAAAATAAAACTTGTCCTCTTTTGCTGCTCCTTTAAAGTTTGATTGAAAAGAGGCAACGTTTCCGTATTTATCAACTTCATCGTTAACGTACATCCGCACGTTTAAATAAATTTTTCCGTTTTCGGATTTTGAGAAAGCCTTGTTTCCCGATTTTGCCTGCTCAATTAATTTACTAAAATCGATTGAACCGTAATAAGACTGCGCCATAAATAAAAAATTAAAGATTAATAAAAATAGTTTCTTGTTGTTGTGTTATTGTGTATTTAGTTTTGATTTGATCCAATGAAAATCCGCCATCCTTTGCCTTTTTAAGTATTTCGGTTGTGGCGTTTGGTTTTGGCTCAACTGCCTTTTGCCCATCGTCATCATCTGCGCCCACGCAAACGAATGATTGCAGAGAATATCTACGGGCGTAGCTTATTCCCGATCCCTGCGCTTGTGCATCGTTAATTTTGTTGTAAACTATTTCGGTCAAAGATTCCATCATTTCGCCAGTTTCGTGCAGCAAAATAGTCTTAACAAAGTTTTTTCCATCCACGTGAACAATAGGCTGTAGGACCGAGATCCCGTTTGAGTTTAGTGTTGGAATAACTGCCTCCCGGATCGAGTTTAGATCTGCGTATTTGCTTTTAAAGAATGGATTAACTGCGCCTTTTTTTGCGTTGCTCATTTCGGATTGTGCTTTTAGTAAAGCGGTTGCAATGTGTTTCATAAGATAAGATATTAAAATTAATTATTGATTTAAAATGATATTGCCAAACTGCTTTTGCGTGGCGTTGTACTAACTTTTGGCACCTGTACTCCAGCCTCATCGTATATTTCATTATGCGATTTCAAAGCTAGTTTAAGAAGTTCCTCACGTTCTTTTAGTTCTCGGTTAATATCACTCCAAACTTCGCAATCTTTGTAGTTGATAGTTTCGCCACCGCTTCGAAACGTTCCTTTAAGTCCAAACGCTTCAAAGTTTTCTTGCGGAAGTACTTTTAAAAGTTCAGCATTGATAACATCTAACGCTTCGCCCATTCTTTTGGCTTGCGCTAATAGTTCAATTTTGTCAATCTCTCCAGCATCTAACACTTCTTTAATAAATGTTTGTGCGGAGAACTGGATTTCTTTTTTTGTAGCTAAAAACCCTTGTATTTCTGTTTCTTGCATTCTCATTAAAGAGAATAAGTCTTTATTTGCTCCCATTTTTATAATGAATTTAATTTGTTAATGTATGCGTTCTTTGCTTCTTCTTCTGTTTTAAAACAACCTAGATATTCTCTTATTCCATTATTATGCAATCTAGAAATAAATATTTTACTTCTTTTGTCGTAAGTAACTCCAGTTCCAAACTTTGAGTTATTTATTTTTTTAGCTGTATTTTCTCTTTGTGAAATAAGTTGTAAATTATTTAAGTTATTATTTAATTTATTTCTGTCAATATGATCAACAACAATTACAAATCCATTTCTCACGTGATTTAAAAAAGATTCTGAAACTAAATGGTGGATTTTTATTGTTTTTTTTATATTGTTTTTACATAATGTAACAAAACCATAACCGTTAAAATCAGTTGAAATTTTTAATATTTTACCTTTGTAAATTACTGGATGAATTCCATTTCTAAGCAATCCAATTCTTTCAATACTTTTTACTCTACCAAAGCTAGATACTTCGTAGTATCCTTCATAATCTTTTACTGGTTTCCAAACTTCCATAATACTTTAAATTAAAAATGCCTATTATTTTTTCTTAAGGGTCTCACATCTTAAGTCCAAATAATAGGCTAAATTTTTATGTTGCTTATTGTGAGACCGCAACTGTTTAGCAAAGATAATAAACTTTTTTATTATAAATAAGTTTTTGCAGTATTATTTAATTTACTTTCAACTAAAATACATTCATCGTTCTGCTCCCACTCGTCTAAAATTCTGTTAAGTTTTTTAGAACTAATCGCCATTCGATTAATAAATGTTTGTCGCCCGAAGTACTCAAATCTAAACCATAATTCGATAATGGTTATTTTAAATCTGCTGTAATCTTTTCTCCTATCCATTATTTATAATCTTCGTTAAATTCTTGTACAATCTCTTTTGGAAAAAATAAGATGAAAACTATAAATATTAACATCATTAAAATATATCCAGCTAGTAAGCTACAAAGTATAATATTATCTTCTATAAAATCCATTTGTCAAGTTGTTTAGTTGTTCAATAGGGTTCTGAAATGCCTCATCAAATAATTTAGTAGCTTCATCAAGTTGTCTAGGTTCTAAAACTTCCGCATCTTGCACCTCCCAGTCGTTTATAAGTGCTTGCATTAACTCTCTAGCTTGTTTGAGTTCGTTGTTTAAACGCTCATTTTCTTTTCTTACTGCGTTTAATTGTTCCGCTTGAAATTTGATTAAATCTTCCATTATTCTACGTCTTTTAAAAGGTTTGATATTATTGTTGCTAATCCGTTATTGTCGTACATTCCATCCGCTAGAAATTTAATCTCTTTAATGTAAACCTCTAAGGTAATTGCTTTTTTCATCCACTCCATTTTTTCGTTAAATAAAGTGTTTGCTAGTTGCTCGTATCCGTTTGGATCGTTGTTCTCAACTTGGTTTGCTGGGTGCAGTGAGTTACCAACTCCTAACACATCGTGGTCGTAATTGCTCATTAGTATCTAAATATTATTTGAGTTAGAAACCATACTGCTGCGCCAAACGCAATTAAATACTGCCAATCGTTTTTTTGAAATGTTTTCATAATAAATGTTTTTAAAGTTTGATAGGGCAAATATAGAATCTAAATTGTAATAAAAAAATTTTTTTATATAAAAGTTTATTTGTAGGTTTGCAAAATGAAAATACAAATAAAAGGAGTAGAATTTTTTGCGGGTAGTAGATCTATTGGCAAAGCTGCTGAAAGTTTAGGAATGAAAGTTTTTAGTGTTGATTGGCAACCATTTGAAAATATTGATTACGTTGGAGATGTAGAAGATATGAAAATTCAAGATGTTCCTTTTATACCTGATTGGGGATGGTTTTCTCCAGATTGCACAACTTATTCAATAGCTGCTTGTTCAACTCATAGAACAAATAGTATTGAACCTAAAAGCGAATATGCGGTAAAATGTGATAGGGTAAACAAGCATTTTATATCAATGATTGATGAATGGTTAAAGATAAACCCAAACTTTATTTTTTACATTGAAAACCCAAGAGGTATGCTTCGTAAAATGCCATTTATGCAAAGGTTTAAAAGACACACAGTTTGGTATTGCCAATACGGAGATGACAGAGCTAAGCCAACTGATATTTGGACTAATAATGAAAACTGGCAGCCAAGACCGATGTGTAAAAATGGAAATCCAAATTGTAATCACGAACGTGCGCCAAGAGGATCTAAAACAGGAACACAAGGGAAAAAAGGTAGTTTTGATCGTAGTAAAATACCAAACGAATTGTGTTTAGAAGTAATGCGTGCTATTAATAAGAAACTATGAAAATAACCCACATTAACACAATCCAAAATCCTAAGTTTATAATAGTTCGCCACTATGATAATTCTATTGTAACTTTACCATCTGAATTTAGAGTAGTTGAACAGGATGCAATCGGATGCTGGCGTGTGCGGATCATCGATAAAATACCTACTGAGTATAAACAATTAAATAATCTAATATGGCAGGCAGACCAAAAAAAGGAATAGAGAAAAGAGAACCGTATAACGGTAAACTAGAAAAGTATAAGATCGAAGTTATCGGAGGTACAAAAGAATGCAACCGATTGGCTTACGATTATTTAACCAAAAGATACAATGAAAGAAAATAACGAGGGGTTGGTGCTTTTAATAGTCATTATATTAGTAGCAATAACTTATGGCGTTTTAGTTTGTTGGTAATTAAAATAAATTACTACATTTGTCACTCATAATGTTTGATGTTTGATAGATTAGAAAAGCCGCTATTTATTTAGCGGCTTTTTTATTTCATCTTCAATCGGAGGTATTCCTTTCCATTTGTTGAACGGCTTTTCAACTCGCACCCAGTCTTTACCCTCTTTTATCCATTCGTATTGTGGAATCAAAGTAAAGGAAATTTAATAGTTCCTTTGTAATATCTGTAAGCTAAATAACAAATTAAAATTATAAGTAGCCATAACCAATAAAACTGCAAAATAAACGTTCCCCAGTTAAACTGCTCCTTATAAACTATCTTTGTACTTTCAACTTTATTAACTTCAATCTCGTTTGTAATTGAATCAACAACGATTTTAGCCACTATCTTTTCACTTACTACTATTGTGTTATCTTTTCTTTTTTTAGTGCTTAAACGAGCGTTTTTGTACTTTGTTACTTTGCCCTCGTTGTTTGTGATCTCGATTGGCTCGGTTGTATCTACTGCTTCAATTACGATTTCATCCGTTTCAACATCATAAACGAGTACTTTTTTGTCAATAGAAGTGCTATCGGTTTTCACTACTGCAATAGTTGTAGCAATACTATCGGTTTTCTTTTCCTCTTTATTAATTGTTTTTGCTCCGCAGGAAACAATAAGAAATGCAAGTAGTAAATATTTCATTTTAATTTTGTTTTAATTATTTTACGATATACCTCGTTTACGTTTTCTCGGTTTTGCCCTCTTTTATAATAGAATTGCAATACTCTTTTTATTCGTTGGTAATGTGTTTGACTCATATCTGAGAAAGTATTAAATCACGTTTAAGGACCGCATCACTAATATTATTAAATGTACCAAAACTTTTTCTAATTCCATCAATTTTAATTCTAACTCTAAAAGCTATTTTATTTTTACTTATGCTAAAATAAATGCAATTTTCTCCAGTAATACTTTTTCTGTCTTTTGTAGAGTTTATTCTTTTAGTTGTTATCTGTAAATTAGACAAATCATTATTTAACTTATTGTTGTCTATATGGTCCACTATAAAATTACCATCATTACCATCATTTAAAAAATAAATTCCCAGCAGTCTGTGAATTGTTTTAGTTTTTCTTATTGGTCCATTTACTAATTTAACTGATTCATAACCTCTTTTGCCAATGCAATTAGACAATATCTGTCTAGTATTAACATTTCTAACCTTGCCTAAATTACTGATTTCATAATTTTTAAAATCAATAATTGATTTATATATTTCCATTTACTAAAAACCACCATATCAAAAGGTCGTCGTCTTTATCAATGGTGGAATTTTATTATGTTATAATTGTAGCGACGACTCTACTGCCACAAATATACAAAATTACACTATCTTATAGTTAATAATTCTAATGTTTTTTACATTGTAAGTACCATCTTTATCTGTTTTTACGTGCGCAAAACCGTGATTATATCCATTATATGGTGCGTATTCTGGTTCTAAACCACACAAACAACCGGTGGACCAAGTTGTTATAACATTTCCGTTTAGTGTTTTTTCAGTATGCTCTGAAGTTTTATGATGGTGTCCGACTAATGCGCTTTCTTTTGCTTTTAAAAACAATCCCCTCGCTGGATTAACTGGAGGCGCAAAACCGCCATACCATTCGTGTCCGTGTAAGATAGGTAATTTCCCCGCCATTGCAATCTGTTTATCTTTTACAAGCGTAACGCCAAACTCTCTAAATCGTAATATTTGCTCAAGTTTAAAATCGTCAATCCCTAATAGTTCGGGTGCTTTTAATTGTAAGTAATGCTCCCATCTCGCTTCGTGGTTGCCAATCTTAAAATAAATCGGGCATTTAAACATATCTTGCACCAATTTTAAAAACTCCCTAGTCATTTCCAACTCCCCAGCTAGATCACGTAAACGTCTGTCTTTTGTAAATCTACTCGCTTGGTACATATCAATCGTATCGCCATTTAAATAAACCGCATTTACTTTGTTTTCGAGTCCGTAATTCAAAGCTAGTGTAAGTGCGTGATTATCTTGATAAGGTAAATGTATATCGCTTAAAACTAAAATATTGTTTTGTCCTTTTGGAATGATGAAAGGCTCTAATTTTGAGTAATCGCTTTCAGGAAGTTCGGAAATTTGTCGCATTGCTAATTTCTTCTCCTCTGCTGTTCTAACTCCCTCTAGCGTGATGGATTTATTTTTACTTTCATTTCTGTACTGTCTAACCATTCCCCTAACTCCCTCTAGTGTTTTAAAATCTAAAGGGTTTTCAAAAAATATCATTCGTGAAATAGCCATCGTTGTAGCTTTTGGAAATCTTTTCAAATAAGATAATATAATATCTTTTTTGTAGGTTGCTGCGTTTTGGTTTCCTTTTACGCCC